TTCCAGTGCTGTTTGTTGTTGCGCTGAAGGCGTGCGTATGACTCGGAATACTACCATCCCCAGTAGCCCCTACATCATAATTCCCACCCGCAGCAATTACAAACCTATTACGTAAATCAGGTGTGCCGTTTGCACCATTACATAAGGCCCACCCACTAGGAATTGTAGCTATACTTCCAGACCACATACAGATTACACCACTTGGAAGTAGCCCCTCATAAGCGGGGTGGGTGTGTTCAGCAGTAGCAAACGCGCTTGCATGTTGCCCATCCAGAAGGTCAGCATCGAGCCCACTTCCTGTACCATCTTCATCGAGCACCTTATTGAACACATTTTCAGACGTGAAAGAACTTGCCGGAAGTGCAGCAGCAGCTACAGAATTAGCCTGTGTTGCAGCAGCATCAGCAGCCACAGCTTTATCGTAGGCAGTCTTAACTGCGGCACTGTTTGCGGCCACGGTGGTGCTGGTACTGCTTACTAAGCTGGAGAGCGCAGGCATAGGTCCGGTGTCACCGGTATCACCTTTGTCACCCTTCGGTCCTTGTTCACCTTGGATACCCTGTGGTCCTTGGATACCCTGTTCACCTTGAGGCCCCTGAAGCCCTTGTGGTCCTTGTGGTCCGGTCATATCAGACGAGAACTCACCCCATACACCTTCAGCTGTCTCAAACCGTACCATGGTGTGTTCTGCATTCCACTCATGGGTTGGCATGGGGCCTATAGGTCCTTCAATGCCTTGTGGCCCCTGTGCGCCATCCTCACCGTCAGCACCATTGATACCATCGGTCCCAGCGGGTCCTTGTGGCCCTTGTGCGCCTTGCTCACCGGTGTCACCTTTCTCTGCAATCTGTGCCCAGTACTCCGAAACACCAGAAGGCTGATAATCAGCAGGAGCATCTTTAACACAGAACCAAGCCCCTCCCTGATACTTGACAATATCAAGGGCTTCGTAAGGCGTCCCGGTTGTCCAGTCACCTTTGGATACAGGCCGGATCTTTCCTATTTTCAATGTCGCCATTACACTGTTACCTCCAAATATCCTTCATCGTCGAAGGAGAAGTTATTCGTATTCGTGTCCAACGTACCCACATAGTCGATGTACAGACACCCATCTTCAAGTACTTTGAAGTTACCAAAGGCTAGTCCGAGCGGAGTGTCACCGATTGGTCCCTTCGGTCCCTGCGCTCCAAGAGGGCCGGGGTCACCTTGGTCACCCTGTGGTCCTTGGGGGCCAATCAAGCCTTGTGGTCCCATCGGTCCTACTGGTCCTTGTTCTCCTTTAGGCCCACGTTCTCCCACAGGTCCTTGTGGTCCCATGACACCTTGTGGTCCACGAGGGCCATCAGACCCTTCCGGTCCTTGCATACCCTGAATACCCTGGGGGCCAGGAGGTCCTTGCGGTCCTTGTATACCCTGTTCACCACGCACACCCATCGGTCCTTCAGGCCCCATCGGTCCAAGCGGTCCGGCTGGAATGTAGACACTCAGTACACCTGTGGCATCATCATAAGTCCCATATCCAATTTCACCGGTGGGAAGAGGGTGCATCACCACACTGAGGCGTTGGAACTGATCTACAAGCTCTTGTGCAATCCTGGCAGCTTCGGCAGCTACACCATCAGCTTGCGCCTGTAGATAAGACTGCATAAGAGGTAGATATATTTCAAGCAGGTACCTTTTTGTTATAGCATCTGTATCCTCTTGAGGGTATCCAATGTTAGTAATCCTTGTACCTAGTGCATTCCATTCTCCTTTATAGTCTTTCTGGATTGTGTCACTCACTTGGTCATAGGCTTCCTGCACAAGGAAGTATATTTGAAGAAACGCTACGTCCAAAGACCCTTTATTGAGGAGGGAAGTATTACTAAAGACTACTTCCCGTTGGTCGCTCGGTGTTTCTCTTTCTATGCGTACTACTTCACCAGAAGCAGGAGGCGTACTTAAATAAACAACACCGGTATCAATGTTTTCAGGGACTACTAAATGCTCTTCAACATATACCTTCACATGGTCTTTATTTAGATAATCGAAAGGAATCGTGAAATAAGAGGTCACTCCGTCCCCTATGTACAGCTTTCTCGATAAAGCCACTTAATTACTCCTTTTAGGTTAAATAAAAAGGCACTCCCTCGTACTTATATCGAGAAAGTGCCTTCTTTTAGTTAAAGGTAAAAAAGTTCACTAGTGAACTATTTGCTTTTTCAACAACTCCCAATCATCCTTTCGAGTTTCCATATCCTCTTCTACCTTTTTCATCAGCTTATTACCCTCTTCAGCAATGAGCGAAGCACTCTTATACAGGTCTTCAATCTGCTGCCTTTTCCAATCACTCATCTCCTGAGCATCATATCCATCCAAGGTAGGCAAACTTTCTACCGTTCGGATCATTTTGAACATATTCAAAAGAGCATCATAGGAGCCTTGCAGAGTGTTGAAGTCAGATTCTCCCATAAGATCCATAACATGTGAGTAGTTCAGACGATCAGTTTCAACATCTATAGACTTACCGATCTTCTTGTACTTCTCATAGTTATCAAAGAACCGATGAACATGAGCAGAGGCACTTGTGTTATCCCGCACAATGAACGCTCGAAGGATAGGCATGGACTCATACCACTTCTTAGAAGGCGCATCTATCGGGAAGTCATCGAGCTGTACCCCTGCCTTTTTAAGAAGAGCGTCAGTTATACTCAAAGCATATCTTCCTGACCCTGCTACCCACTTCTCAATCAAGTGTCTTACATGAATCGGAGAAGACCACTCATGTCCACTCAATCCAGGTACATGTTGTATAGCCTGGGAAATGAGCCGTGCTGTTGGCCCTGTGGACTGAGTGTATTGAAGCTCAGGTAATATTCCTTCCAAGTCATGAGGAATCAGAGGCTGTCCTGTAAAGGCATCCTCATTTTCTCCAAAGTCTTTGAAAGGGGCATAAACTGAAGGAGTTATAGGAGGTTCAAACGCATCCATTACAGACTCTATAAGGTTTTCAAGAGCGTTGTGGTCCTGGTCTTTCACTGAGTCCAAATATAATTCAACCATCCGTTCCGGGATGGTTCCAAACAAAGCACCATACACAAAAGGCTTGGGGTAGCGCATGTACACACCATTAACCTTTACAATCCAGAACAGATCCCTTTGCCAACGAGGTATATTATGGTACTCAGGATCATTATAGTTCATAATGGCATTGACTATACTTGGAACCGTCACTGACAAGAAGGCTCTGCGTAAGGTTCTCACAGGATGATGCCTGAGACTTTCAAAAAGCTTGGCATTACCCTGCATAGCTACGTTGAAGAAGGCTGTGATGACATTATATTTACGCCCATAGAGGCCAGCTTTACTGAAATCAATAGTAGTGTCTCTGGACTCGTAAGCAGCATCATACACATCCACACCTTTCTTTTTCAGAGCCTTATTGAACAATCCCAAACGTGTACCCTCTTCGGACAATTCAGACATAGCTCGAAGGTAGTGTAAAGGGTTCTTGGAGAAGTCACACTTGTTGTGTATAGGCAAGCTCTGCAACTCGTGATACATTCTTCTTCCAAGGTAGGGTTTATCCATAGCTACAAGGACTGCATTATATCCCCCGGATTTAAGCCATTTTTGATATAACTCCCCTTTCTTACCTCTAATAAACAAGCCCCTAACCATATCAATATAGGGAATATAACCATGTTTAGACTGAATAAAGGCATCATGTTGATCCTTGAACATATTGGATATAGGGAAGTCAGGGTTGAGGATAGCCCCTGCACGAAGGAGCTTTGCAGGGCCAGAGAACATTTTAAGAAGTTTACCTACCTTGACATCCATATTCTTCATAGTCATGGCTATGTCTTCACTGATACGATAATTAACAGCTTTCCCATGCTCATATACAGTAAGCGTAGTGAACCCATCTACAAAGTCCTTGGGTGTCAGATCTTCAATACTCTTGTTCAGTCTTTCAGCCAGACGCTCTACATCGTCAATCATGGTCTCATTCTTGACTTTGCTGGAGCTTAGTACAGGTGTCCCCTTCTTCTTCTTTCCTTCCCACTTCTTGATAGCCTCTTTACTTACATATCGGGAAGCTGTCTCTCCTTTGACCTTGACCTTGTACTTCCCTTTATTGATCCCCTTCATCAAGGGTCTGTCAGATTCAATAACTCCATAGAAGTCTTTGCCTTCTCCTCCATCAAGTCGAATGACAAAACCTTTGGCACTCTCTCCTTCCTTTGGTGCTCCATCCCGTTCAAGCTTGATAGGCGTCTCTAGTTTTTGAACATACCTACCCTCCTTATCCACCTTTCCTACTTCTCGCACCAGAGTTAGCAAAACATTGTTATTCTCTGCTGCTCTGAGGATATTGAAGGTATTCTCAATGATAGAGTACAGCGGGTTGACCACAGGCTTACTACTTCCCTCATACTTGAAAAGCACAGTGCCTACTTCCATGCTAGCAGAGCTGTGCCCCTTCAGGTGTGCCAGTTTAGCTACCTCCCTAAAGAAGGGAACATAGTGGCGATGCAGGGTAGTCATGCTTTGATAGGCTTCTTCGGAGATTATCTCAGCATCTACAAGCTGCCTGAGCAGAGAGTTCTGGTAATCTTTCAAATCCTTGAATACCTTTTCAAAACCCCTGGCCTTACCTTCGGCTACGATACTATGTTTGTCAGCCACGTTTTCAAGACCGGAAACCTTTCCTAAACTTTCCAGTTCCACAGCTCTTTGCATCACCAACCACTTGACAAAATCGTGGTGTTCTTCCGGTTTGATCTGATCGAGTATCTCTTTGAAAGCCTTACTGTTATTCTTGAGAGTAACCCTATCGTAGCCCCCCAATTCAAAATACTGCTTGGCCTTCCCTACCACACCTTTCATAAGTCTGGCTGCTTTATACACACTCTTACTGGCTTCTTTATCGAGAGCTGCTTTTGAACCATACAGAGAAGCTTCCATAACCTTCAAAGGATTGAGGTCATCTATAGCCCACTCATAAAAGGTATCCATAGCCTTCTTGGAAAAGTCTTTGTAATTCACAGGGGCCTTGTCATCTACCCCTGGTTCAAAGACAATCTTCTGTTCCGCTTTGACTTTGGTGTACTCTTGAATGTCCGGGTAATCGTACAGCACCTCTTTAGGTACCTTCTCCCCACGTTCAAGAGCATCCCGAACCATGGCACGGTGTAGATAATCAAGTTCAAAATTATCATACACTTTGTGATGCCTACCTACGGTGTCATCAGTAGCTGTACGTATAAGGTCAGCAGGCGTTTTGGACTGCTGTAAACCAGGATCATCCATGGTCTTCCATTCTGCACTCTGTGTCCCTTGGAAGCCTTTGTGGAAGTCTAAAAGGTGTTCGATCTCATGGCGTAGAGTTGCTACAGCCCCTTCAATGCCATACTTTTTAGCAGTAAGGGTATTGATTGTGATAGAAGCAGGTTCTACAGCATCACTGAGCCCTCTCTTAGCCATTGATTTAGGTGACACACCATCAGGAACAAAGGTAGAGCCTAGAGTTATTCCACCATTTTCAGCAGGGATGAGCTGTTCAGTAACCTTGATAGGCACAGGAAGCTTATACTTTTCAACGTAGTAATCAGCAATCTTTTGAAAGTCCTCTGTCCCTAACTGTTCAATAACCTTCTTGCCGATCTCATGCTTGGCCTGTGCTATAAAGGATCTATGGTCTTTCCCATCTCTATGAAGCTCATCAAAGACTTTCCTGGTGTACTTCCAGATTTCAGTACCATCCAGTAGCCCTTTGTTTACGGCTGTCTCCAGGTTGGTTACATCCTCTGGTTTGAACTCATGTGCTTTGAGATCCTTGTATGCTCTAGGGATCTTGTTCTTCCTGGTCATCAGGTCATAAGCAATGCCAGGATCTTCTGCCATAGCTTCAATCACCTTCTCAGGATGCACCCCAGTTTCTCTATAAAGCTTTTTAAGGTTCTCTTCCACACGCTTCTGCACTCTCTTCTGCCCCTTAGTCTTCATGTAGGCTCCTGCCTTCTGCTTACCTTTGGCACCGGCTTGAACTAGAGTAGCAGGATGCGAGAAGTGAAGACCAGTGATGATAGCTGCATTAGCTCCAAAGTCCTGTAATGTAGGCATCTTTTGGTGTGCCAAAGAAGAGGCCAGGGTCATGGCTGTAAGCTCGGCAGCAGGCTTCCACACAGGTCCAGCCATACCTCCAGAGCCTACAGTCAATGCTCCAACCAACCCTTCTTCTGCCCCTGCCTTAAGTGCTCCACCTACCCTGTAAGCAAAGTCAGTAGCATCCTTGACCTCACCCTTTTCCAGGTAGTCCATATAGGCTTTACGCATTATACCAGGAGCTGCAAAAGCACCAGCACCCATTGCTAAAGGGTTGCCACCAGAAGTAGCTGCCCCTACAGCACTTCCTCCCAGGAAGTAAGGAAGATCCAGAGTTCCTGTAATGATACCAGCAGGTATGTGTTTATACCATGTGCCCTCTTCATAAGGTACATCAGGAGCTGCCCCACGATACATCATCCCAGGCACAGACTGCTCCCATCCAGTCTGTACCTCATTTTTAAGGTACTCTACAGTTTGGTCCCACATCTCTTGTACACTATCAAGTAGAGAGAGTTCTTTACCCAACTCTCTATCTGGATTCTCCAAGTGCATCTGAGCCTTTTCTAAGACATTTGGTTCATCTTTGAAGAAGTCATCCGTAAAGCTGAAGTCAGGCTCCTCTTCTTCTTCTCCATCTTCAAAAGGTTCACTAGTGAACTCTTCTTCTTCTGCTACCTCAGCATTCTCTTCAAAGAAAGCATCCGTAAAGCTGAAGTCAGGCTCCTCCTCATGTGTGTTTGGCTGATGCTGAGAAGGAACCATACCAGCTTCTTGAAGAGTGTTGGACATTTCAGTATCCATAAACAATAGTCCTCTCTTTCTTATTTTTTAGAAGCCAGGAACTTCTTCTTCAACCATGGCCTCACTTTCCGGTTTTCAAGAAATGTCTGTACCCTTTCCCATGAGATATATTTGAGCGGTTTAGCCCCAGGAAGAGCATTACCAGCGTTGAAATAATCATAAACAAAAGCAGAGAACTCAGGCGTATGCTTCTTAAATAAAGTCTCCCTTATGTCCTCTTCCCTGGTCTCTTCTTTTTTAGAAGGATTGAAAGCCTCTCTTTGAGCACGTACCAAATCTTCCATGGTAGGTGTATATTGCTCTACACGCTGCTTAAGATACTCCATCGTGAGTTTTTCTTGTACATTCTCTCCCGCTTTCTCCCACCTTTTCAAATCCTCCTGGATAGAATTAAAAGCTTTGAGCTTGGCCTCTTCAACCACACTGATTGTATCAAAGCCTTTAGGAACATTGAAAAGTTTTGGAAGCTTCTGAAGCTGAGCCGTGACAAACTCTTTTTCAGGTTTCTTAACTTCTTGAAGAAGTACACGAGCATTCATAATATCGCTGAAAGATACTCCTTCTGTGCTGGCAATACCTTCAAAGGTCTGTATCTTCCCTTCCATAATACCCTGCCTGAGCCTATTAAGTGCTAAAGGATCGGATACTTCACTACCCGACACTGCATTGATAAGCTTATACTTCTGAGCACCGTCAATAGAGCTGGAACCACGAATGAAAGAGATAGCTTCAGAGATATGGCCCTCTATAGCCAAGTTGTATGCCTTGTCAGCTACATCTGTAAAGAGAGCTTCCTTATGTCTAATGATCTCAGCCCGTTCAACATTGAGAGCAGCCTGAAACTGACTCCGCAAACTAAGAGCTTCCTTACCTGTAATGCCTAGCTCCTTTTGTACATCGAGGTTCATCACGTCCTGAATAGCATTACTCAGGTTGATTGTACCATCTCCCATCCTGTTACGAGCCGTTATAGCATCATAGGCAGCGTTAATGTCCTGGTCCTTCCTCTCTGCTTGAGCCTTGCGTAGATACACAGAAGCCTGTGCTCGAAGGTCAGGATCATCTACAAGACTCTCTCCTTTGTCATTCATATAGAAGAAGGCTTGAAGAAGCTCAGGATTCTTAGAGTCCACAGCCTTCTCTCCGAGAGCTTTGATCTCCAAGGCCAGGAGTTCTTTAGAGGTGAAGGTATGCTTCCCTTCAGTGTTGGCATTTGTGTAATCAAGGATCTTACGCATCTTCTTAGCATACTGTTCAGGATCATCTTTACACTGAGCCCACACCACAGAAGCGTCTCCTACAACACCTCGGCCTATATTAGCCTTATAGGTATCTTCCACCTGTTTCTGGACCATAGCTCCATGCTTCTCATAGAGAGAAGTCCTGGCATTTTTAGCAATAGGTCCAAAGCCTAACTGATACGCTTCCGAGCTATCTGTAATGTAGTCAGCGTGAAGTTCTTCCAGCTTTTCTCGAAGCTCCCCAGGAGTGAGGTCTTGACTGTTATTTACAATCTCTTGAGCCTTGAGAGCATATTCAGTCCCTGCTGCTTTACCTTTTTGAAGCTCATACCCTTTCATGTAGGAGCCAAAAGGATCAAAGCCTGCTTCCCCTTCCTTTCCCATCTCAGCATCTTGCACACCTTTATCAAACTGAGCATTGTCATAGGCACTGAGACCTTGAATAATAGGTGTACTGGAAGAGCCAATAAGTCGGGCAAGTCGTTCTGTCTGAGCAGAAGCTTTAGGAGTCACATAAGTGCTTACAGGGTTTGCGACTTCTTTGAGGTTAGGTGTACTGTAACGAAAGGTATCTCTTTCATCTATCGGTTTACGTTTGAATGGTTTCACTGGCATTAGTCCACCCCTAGTTTGGATGATTTAACAGAAGATCCAGCAGCATACCCAGAAGCTCCCCCACCTGCCCCTGCAAGTGCTATACTTCCAAGGGCCATACCAGTACCTGTGTAAGATGCAGCAGCTTGCTTACCTACCCCTTCAGCCTGGGTAGTGTAGGCATCCATCATATACTCAGACTGCTGAATACTGTTCTCTCGGTTCTGTTCAAGTAAAGAAGCATCATACCCATAGTTCTGCCAAGCATCTATCTCACTTCTCATAGAAGTCACAGAGCCATAGATACCAGCTTCACCAGCAGAGACCCGGACCATGGCCTGCTCTCTGAGAGCTTGTCGCTGTCTCTCCGTTTTCTCTGCCTGAGACTTTTTGTTGACCTGTCTCTGGTTCTCTTGTTCTTGTTTGAGCTGCTGTTCTAAATTAGCTTCGGCAGCATCAGCTTGCGCCTTGGCTTGTTTATTAGCTACACTTATCTGCATAGCTGTTGAAGCAGCAGCAGTAACAGCTGCTATTATAGCAGAGACTACAGCAAATATACCCATAAGTTATCCTCACTCTTTCCCTTTTTTATATACAAAACGGTAGACAAGCTTGGGATCATACCTGCTTGTATGCACAAGCTTTGTCACCTTGAACCCTAGCCATTCCACAAATCTAAAAGACTCCGGTAAACACCAATTCACTAATACAGGACGAGAGAGGAGCATCTTGTTTACCATCTTCTTAGTATATCTACCAAACTCCAAAGGATACTTGGAAGCCTCTTCAGAACACAACACCCAAGGAACACCAACATTCCTATAGTGAGGAGCAAGCCCATACAGAGCATGGATTGTATCTTCTCCCTTCTTTGTAACCTTCGTAGTCCAGAGACTATTAGCCAAGGTACGAATGATCCTTCCTTCTTTGCCATAATCTCCAAACATACCAAACAAGGTATTAACATCACGCTCTGCAAGGGCCATGTTAAGAATGGCCTCCTGATCCTTATCCTTATCCACCTCAGTATATAAAAAGCGAGAAGTTACCGTATCTGCCCCCTTGAATGAAAGAATACCTCCATACTCCCGGACTGAAAGGCTGCGGGAAGATAGGAAGGACACTGTATAGTGATCTTAACCTTTTGATTGTTTGCCATAACCATGAATCTCTTTTCAGAAGATACAAGAGAAACCTGATCAAGAATAGCTGAGCCAATAGGTACACCTGAATATGTGTGTACAAGAGGACGAGGGTATCCTTCAGAGATTATTTCTACGTTAAACATCCCTGTATTAGTGAAAGCCAGTACTAAAGAACGTATCTGATACTTTGCATCGGTTACGGATGACCCCTCCCCAGTCTTGAGATAGAACTTACTCAAAGTAAAGAAAGCTGTATAAGAATTACCAAGAACCATAGGAATTGACGAAACATCCCCCGGAATACGCCACTCATTACCCGTATACTCAGCTTCGGCTATCTCCATCCTGTTCAAAGAGTTCACTAGTGTACTCTTTTCTCCAAGAGAATATGGGCTACTATAAACGGTATACTCATTTTCAGTATCATACACCCCCTCTATGATAGTTCTTTTATCAAGGAGAACCTTACTGTTAGATATGTCTGAAGAAGAATCATCCAGCTCCATAAAAGCTGTGTACCATTGACCTCCTTCTGTTCTAAAAAGGAAGTACAATGAAGACTCAATGTTGATAATTGCTATAGGCTCATCCTCAAAACTCCACTTACCCCAAGCACTTTGTACCTTTTCATTCCCATTCCAATAATACTTATAGGTATAAATAGAATGAGGGTCTTTTGAAGACTTGATAAAAAGCGTGTCTGCAACGAGGCAAGAAGTCATTAACAAATTCCCGTTAGGTATATAGTTAGGACAATGGGCTGTAACATCTGCTGCCTCTGTAGCTAGAGTATCTTCATTTACAAAATACTCCATCATAGAAATGTAATTTGACTTTGGCGTAGGAAAATAAACATTGTTTCCCATAAGTATAGGACTGAACACGTCTGGTACTTCATAGGCTGTTGTGGCTGTAAGTGTTGCTGTTTCAGGTGTAAGAGGTTGACCATCAGTAGTCAGCATAAACTGTTCATTCTTTGAAAAGAGTATCAAAGAAGAGGCCATTGTCGCTACATTGATAAGATCGCACACTTTATTAGTAGAGCCTGTACTGATGTCTATAGGATCAGTGTCAAGCACTTCAAGTGCTGTCTCCGGGAAGAAATTAAAAAAAGATGAAAAACGGGAAAAAACTGCTGACTGTGCGGTAAGAAAACCAAGACGTGTTTTATAGTAGAAAACATTTTTTATAGGTTTGCCAATAAAAGAGGGAGGAACACATACTGTATTATCCCCAACAGCCATATCGTCCCAAAGGCAAGGAGCGAAGGTAAACTGATTAACACCTGTACGCACAAGTCTGTGAGGCATTGTAGATGAGTTGAGTTTATACTTACTCCCCGGCTTAATTGTCTCTCTATACACGTTATCACTATGATATTTAAGATAATAACCTATATAATGTTTCTTTTCATCTCCCTGTACTTTGTAGATACCATCGACAACAGGGGTTCCATATTTTTCATCTCCATTCAGTGTAGGAAGCTCATTAAATGTCTGTACAGTTTTGACAAGGCTTCCCTCTACCGTAGCAGTATCCCACTGAGGTATAACTGTGTTATTAGTAATAAAGGTATAGTCAGCTACTGTACATATCCCGAACCGTTTTGCTGCCTTTCTTTCTGACACACCAGAAGTGAGATAAGATTTTACAGTATCATCAGAAGTGAAAGCTAAAGAGGCATCTAATGTCCCATAACGTACCTCGCACTTCACGCCTTGTAGCGTATAAATAGTAATAGGCTGTACAGTATCATCTGTGATAAGAACAAAATAATGTTCTGTATCATCTCTGGAAATAGTGTGCACACAATGTAAGGCAGTGTTAAAGGCACAATTAGGGGCTAGTGCATTTGCTATAAACTGTGTTCCTGGTCTTTTATATGCACCATCTACAAGGGAACAAACCATATTTACTTGTTCATCAAGCTGCGTTTCAAGTCGCAGACTTGGAGGCTGTTGTGACACTCCATTATAGAACCCAGGAATAGATTTTGTTATCAGACCCATAACTTTACCTCCACCTTCTCCGATTGCAAAGAGTACGAGCAACAGCGGGACAAGCTAACATTGTAGCGTCTTTATTCCTTTCTTCCATTTTATTGAAAAGTGTCTGTGCTCTGAATACCGTCTCTCTTGCCATTTTATCCAGTGTGTCCGACCCTACATAGTTTTTCTGAAAAGTCTTCTGTGCTAAAGCTATAATATAAACCTGAACATGGTTCGGAAGATCATCAAAGGGAAGAAATAAAATGATTTCTACCTCTACATCTTTATAAAATAAGTAAGTGTGCCTCCCCTTATCATAAAGAAATGTTCCCCTAATTACATAATCTTCATTAGGGTCTATCGGATCTATGTTAAGAGTGTTTGCGGGTACAGGTATCTTATCCCCTTCCTCTCTAGTGAGAAGAAAGTTATATTCACGATTACAATTTAATCCTAAAGACTGCACATTTCTTGACTCTTGTTGAAGCAAGAGAAGTGCTGTTGAAGCCATTGTAACTACTTCGGCCTCTTCCAGTGTTGTTATAGGGAGTTCACCGATTGCTGCTAACATGCTGTTGACAGCTTCAAGCTCACTCATTCTTACAAGTTCACCCATCCATTAGCCTCCTCTGCTAAAAAGAAAAAGGACACAAGGATATAATATCCCTGTGCCCTTGGCTAAATTGTTATGTGATTAGGGAGTGGGAGCAGCTGTACGAATTTCGACTGCGCACTCAGGACGAAGGGCACCATGACCCATAGCGTAACGAGCAACCATGAGGGTACCCTGACGGCGAATATCCCACTCAGACTGAAGCGACAGATCCATGAGCTTTACTGTACCCACAGCGTCAGGATACCAGGACACCGCTTTGGTGGTAGCGGCATTGACTGCGTGGAAGGTCAGCGAAGACCCGTCAGCAAAAGGCAGGTTGGGAGTAGGGATAATGGTAACTCCCGCCACACGAGGCAGGGTACCTTCAGAGATGGAGCCTTTACCATCAATGTCCTTGTCAATCAGAGAGAACCCATTGGCACTCATCTGACGGATCAGGAAGTAATAATCAGCAGGCTTCAAGGCCAGATAACGCTGATCCTTGGGAACCCATTTGTTGTCAAAATTCTCGGCCACCTGATAGATAACATCTACCCAGGCTTTGAAGCGGGTATCGTCAGTAGCAGAGCCCAGGTCGGCATCAGTAATGACCAGACCATCATCACCACCATCAACCGGAGAGGTGGCACGAGCAGCAAGCATCAGCTCACGATACACGTTCTGATCAAAGGTGACGGCCAGACGTTCACCCATCTGCTGAGCATAGCGGGAACGAACGTCATAATGGTTCATGGCATCGTCCAGGTCAGCGATGAATACATGTGAGATCAGAAGGCCGTCGATGTTGATAACCTGTTCAGCATGGTTGGCTACCTGTCCGGTAATCTCTGTACCGGGAGTATGGTATTCACCATCCGGCATACGTCCCATCAAGGGGAACTGCGCGGACTTACCCGACTGAATTGTACGAACGTAGTGCTTGTCAAGAATAGTAGTGGACTGCTCGAAAGCGGTCATTACTTCCCCGGCAAACACCTTGAGCATAAGAGCACGATCTTTGGTGAGAGTTCCGGTATCCTGATTGATGGAACCAATACGAGTAGGTGCAGCGTTGGACATAATTCTCCTTTGTTAAAGTTGTTGTTGTCGTTGTGAATAGACTAGTGAATGATTAAAGGCGTGAGGAACGAGCAAGCTTTGCTCGAACCTGTGCCTGAAAAGCCGGATCTTTCTTGTATTCCGGTCTGCCCATATCCTTACGGACCTCTGCCCAGGAGTTGTAAGCTCCTTGAGCGTTTCCTACATTGCCTTCCCCTGTTCCCGACAGCAGGTTGATTTCGCTTGAACCCGGAGAAGACTGGATAAAACGTGAATGAAGGCCCTGCACAGCTAGCTTAGCCAAGGCAGGATTACCGGAATACACAGCGTCATTAAAAGTTTGCTTCTCCTCAGCAGTCAAAGTCTCCTTGGCCCATTCCTGCATAGCCTGATAACTCTCCTGCCCTCCCGTCATGTCGAAAATTTCTTGTGTAGTTTTCTCTACCTGCTGAGTATGAATGGTCTGCTGAGCTTGGAGGCCAGCCAGGTAATCCCGAACCAGACCTTCCGGCAAACCTTTCGCCACAATCTTTTGAATACTGTCTTCAGAGAGTTCACCGCTCTCTTGAAACTCTGCCACATAGTCTTTCCACTCCGTTTCAGTGAAGACTTCTGTGGGCTTTTCAGGTGTTTCATCTCCCTCCTTTTCTTCTTCTTCATTTTTTGAATGTTCTTCTTCCTCCTCTTCCTTTGTATCCTTGTCTTCTGAGACACCTAAGTCACCCTCTTTATCATTGGTAGAAGGTTCACTAGTGGACTCTTCTTCCTCCTCCTGCTGCTGAGGTTCACCATCCACCTTAGCAATCATCTCTTCTTCATGCTGTGCAATAGCTTCAGGAGAAGCCTCACTATCTTGAACCATCGA